AGCAACCTGTATCAGCAAGGTCACTCTACAGATATAAGTTTCGAGTTCACTCTTAGTCTGGGGTTTACAGATGTTACTTTCCAAGAACTCTTCATGGGTGGAACATCTCCATCAGCTACGAGTGACCCTACAGTTTACAACATATTACTCCAGGCAGATAATGGGGTGGCTCTTGGGAGTGGTAGAAGGGAATTCAGTCTTAAACTAGAAAACTGCATTGCACCATCTTTCAACGAATCTACTTCTGTTGGTGGTTTGACGTTTATTGACTGGACAGGAATAGGAACGCTTAATGAGTGTTTCTCAATAGATAACATACCGTCAGGTACTTGGTAGGTGATAAGTATGAAAAAGAAGATAAAAACAGACAATGGAGAAGAAGAAATAGAACTTGCAAACCCCAAAGGTAAGCATACTAAGAAAGGTTTCAAGTTGTTGATGGCTTCCAGGAACAAAGACGATACCGAAAATATATCCGCAGTTGATAAATATACCGATTACTTGGATGAAGTTGCTTGTTGGGGTTCTGGAAAAGACCAGGACTGGCTTGACGAACTAGACGATGAAGAGAAACAAAAAATCGTTTCTTTCTATCATGATAAAGTAATGGCAAAGTTCGATTTTTTGAAATCCTCGTCGAAACAGCAAAGCTCTGTGCAGAAGGCCACGGTTCAATAGTAGAAATAATGTTTAAGCGGGGAGTAGAGCCTTGGATAACCTTCAAAGATGAGATTATAGAGTATATGGATAAGTTAGCATTTAGTAATCGTTTTGGGTGGACACCATCCCAAGTCGATGAACTGGATGAGTATGACTATATGGCCTATACCTCTATGATGAAAGGGCAGGGGGAAGCAAAACAAAAAAATGGCTGATCTAAAATTCAAAGTCGTTGCAGACTTACGGAAACTCGAAAAAGACCTTAGCAAAGTACTTAACCAGAAGGTTAGCGTAGAAGGTGCTGGTGGTGGAGCTGTTGCTGGCCCTGCTGGTAGAGCAGGAAAGAAAAGAACAAGTCTTCTTACTAAGGGGGTTGCCGCTTTAGGAGTTATCGCTGCTCTTTTGAAAACTGTACAACCAGTTTTGGATCTTATAAAAATAATATTGAGCATTGTGGTTTTACGTATAATACAGATAGCTAAATTTATTTTTATAACTCTTCCAGGACTCTTGAGCACTATATGGACTAAGATAGTTGAATGGTTAAAGATAGGATGGGCATTCATAAAGGCTCTTCCAAAGAGGATCTGGGAGTTTCTTAAAGCTCTCCCAGCTAGGATATGGGATTTCGTGAAGAACTTAGCAGTGGACATCTGGAATCTTTTGAAGTTGGGTTTCGATTTCTTGAAAGAAACCCTGATTAGTTGGTTTACTAAAGTTGTTGATTTCATCAAAGGACTTGCTGGAGCTATATGGGACAAGTTAAAGGCGGGTTTCGAGTTCGTTGTGGAGATCTTCAAAACTGTTGGTTCTTTCCTAAAAGAAAAACTCATACTTATAGGACAAAAGATTAAAGAGTTAGCTATCAAGATCAAAACAAGGCTCATTGCTTTAGGTAAAAAGATAGGTGAAAAACTTTCCAAACTTACAGAGAAATTCAAAGAAATAATAGAAGGAGTAAAAACAAAGATTGGGGAGTTAAAAGATAAACTTTCAAGCATCCTTTCCAATATTAAAGATAAGATCTTCAATCTAGCCAGGGACATCGCTAGTGCTATCAAGTCCAAGATAGGTAGCTTTCTGGGAGGAGGAGGAGGCGAAGAACAGGATTTCATTTCGAGACCAGGAAAAGCCCCTGTCTCTTTTAGCCCAGGGGATACTATTATTGGTGTGAAAGACCCAGGAATGCTGGGTGGTGGTTCCAAGACTATCAACATTTTTGGATCAACAAATCAAGAGATCATCGAAATAGTGAAGAGAGAGCTCGGTGTGGATGTCAACCGTAGCACGAGGCTTTAGAAGATGGCTGCGACGACGGAACTTAGAATAACAAACAATGGAAACAGTAGACAGTTCTTGTTTAGAGCTGTATCTAGCTTATCTATTAAAAAGATTCAACCGCCCATAACTATCCCTCTTGTTGGTAGACCATCTTCCGCCGCATTCCAGTTCCGATTCATTGGGCAACTTGAAGAGGTAACATTTAGCTTTGCACTTTTTGATGATGGTGTTGATGTAAGTAATGGCACTAATCCAGGGGTTGTTATTACAGTAGATGATCAGATTAGTTATTTGAAAGATACCATTTTTAGTGAGGAGTTCGATACGGATTGGGATTTAACCGATTTTGTTTATTCCCCCTCCTTCATTTATAATAGTCAGAAAGTTTTGATAGTCAATCTTGACATCCCTATAACTCAAGGTAGTAAAAACATCGTTGTAGGAACTATGACGGTTCAACTGGGGGCTTTGGTGAGTCTATAATGGTTGTTGATAGATTAAGATTGTTTAGGGGAGCGACAGAACTTGACTATTCCGAGGCTAGTTTTAGCCGCACCGATGATCACATCGTCGATCAGGGATTTGCGGAGATAGGCCCTGAAGATCTTGTTACTGTAGGTTCTGTTATTGATTTTAAGCAGAATGATGGTAGTACTACTGTTTTTAGTGCTAAGGTTATTGAGAAGCAGGAGAACGAGATGTGGCTTTTGAAGATCCTCACGAACGGTTACGAGTTGAACAATGTTAATGTCCAGCAGACATTCACTAATAAAAGTCCTGAGTTCATAGTTGAGGACATCATTACTAACTTTACTACTACCCTTACTTATGTTAGCGGTGTCGCTAGCGGTGTCGTTCTTGATCAGTATATCGCTAATGGTTATGCTATAGACATCATTAGGGATATGATGAATTTCTTGCAGTGGAGGCTTAGGATAGATTTTAATGATAACGTGTCTTTTGAACCTAGAGCCACTGTAGATAATGGAAGATCATTCACTAATGGGGTTGGTGCCCAGTTTCTTAGTCGGCAGGAGGACCAGAACAATTTGGTTAACCATGTGCGGGTCGTTGGGGGGTTTGAGAACTTCGCCACCGAAGAAACCATTGTTGATACCAATACCGTTTTTACTTTAACAAAGAAACCCACTGGGGTTATGAGGATCGTCGTTTCAGGTACCGAGGTCGATAGCGCGACTTATACTGTGGATGGCGAGAACAAGATCGTGACTTTTGATGCTAGTAAGACTGATCCTACTTTCTTTTACAGTTTTGATAAGCCTGTCATCGTTGAGGATCAGAACGATCCATCTATTGCCCAGTTCGGGGAGATTTTCCAAGAGATCCAAGCACCTTGGCTTAACAGCATATCTGATGCTAGACGCTACGCCCAGAACGTTTTAGACGTGTTGGCTTTCCCCCTTGATAAAGTTAAGGTTATGCAACCTGGCCTGGATTTCACTAGCGATGTTGATGAACTGTTCACTTTGACAGATACCGTCCGTAACGATCCTGCTGAGCAATTCATCGTTACTAAGATCACTTATGATGCTGCTAAGAACACGACTACTTACGATTTTGGCGAGAGAGATTTCATAATTTTTGATTGGCAAAGAAAGGTAGAGAGCAGGATTAAAGATATTGAGCGACGCCTTACTAACCAGGATGTTGTCACTTTTGCTAGGAATTTTAAAGATAATATGCTGATAGAGTTAACCGTTACGCAGGTTAACGAATTTAACAGCCCTGTAGATAGTTTTATTCTTAGTCATAAGACTCTTGGTCGTTTGAGGACTAGTCTGGATTTCGAGGCTGACTGTAGCGATAGTGGCAATAATGGCACTTGGAACGGTACTGGGATTGCTGGTAGTCAGTATACTACTAGCGGTTTTCGGCTGAGTGCAGGTACTTTTAATGGAAGTGATAACTTTATCGATGTTGCGGACGTTGCTGGGTTGAGGTTTACTGGAGATTTCAGTATTGCTCTTGTTGTCAAAGTCACGCCTCTACCTGGTGCGGAGACTTGGATCTTGAACAAGTGGGATACGACTGATGGGTACGCTGTGCGCATCAATGCTAGTAACGAGGTGGAGCTTATCTATAGCGATACCGGTGCGGATACCGTTTTTGCTGCAAGCACTGCTTTGACTGATAACACTTTTCAGCATGTCGTGTTTACTAAGAGCGGTACAGCTTTAACGGTTTACGTTGCGGGAGTTAGCGATAACACCGCTACGGGTGGTGCCACTGTTGGGAGTAATACTAACAATTTAGAAGTTGGGAGGCAGGGCGCAAACTTTTTTACCGGAACCCTTGACGAGGTCCATTTCTACAATAGAGCTTTAACCGCCGATGAGGCTTCCAAATTGAATAGTAAACTCCACGTCGTTAGTGGCGATGTTTGCTATATGAGCATGGACAACCCCCGGCTTGGCGATAGGAGTAGTGCGAGGGCTCCAATACCATGACATTAATGACTAGTTTACTCAGCCAGATAGTAAGCGATGTGAAAGATGATATTGAAGCTTTATTCCTTTTTGGAGCTATAGGTGTTGGAACTACTGCCGCCGTTGCGGGAGATACAGAGCTTGAAGAAGAAATATTAAGAAAAGGTATTGCCAATTTCGATAAGAGTGTTGGCGATGCGGTCACTGCCAGCCTGGAGATATTAACTATTGAAGCTAATAACAATGCGGTTTCCGAATTGGGCTGGCTCGATACAGACATCTCCGTTGTGGATAATTGCGACGTGGTTACTGGGTGGACTGATAGTGCGGATATGACTATTTCTGTTAATAGTACTGAGTTTAAAGAGAACGATTTATCCCTTAACTTGACTAAAGATGCTGGGGGGGCTGCTGAAGCAACCACTGCAAAGACTATTGCTTCTCCTATAGATTTCACTAGTAAAGAGGTAGGTATCTGGATCTTTATTGTTGATGCTGCCGCTCTTACTAAAATGGCTGTAACTAACGGGTTCGGTTTGCGTTTCGGGAGCGATAGTGGCAATTATTTTGAGTGGTTTAAAGACAGGGCCGATTTCAGTGTTGGTTGGAATCTTATTAAAGATTTGACTACGGGGAATGCTGATAACACTGTTGGTGCTCCGGTCACTACGGCTCTTGACTTTGTGCGGGTGGCTTTGACTGCTACCAGTGCTGCTATTACTTGGAGTGCTGGCGATTTCATCATGGATGATATTAAGGTTAGTAGCGGAACCCTGTTCTATAGGGATAATTTGACTGCTATTAACAAGATTGATAGTATTCAGTTGTTTTTGGACACGACGATTACTATTACCGTTATTGAAACTTAGGATTATGGTAGATACAAATTTCGAGAAAGTGCTGGGTAAGCTTAGGGAGATTCATAGAAAGTATCCTGATCTCAGGTTTGGAGAGGTCGTTCAGAAAGCCCTAGATGAGAGTACCAGGATTAAGAATACCGATTTTCATGACAGGAACAGTAAACAGCTCTTGAAAGCTTTGGAAGAATTCGATAAGAATACTAAACAAAGAAGAAAAAATAAGAAACCAAAAAAGGATAAAGGTGATAGATAATGGTGCAAATACCTGATAAAGTAGATGGGGATAGTTTAGCTGAATCTGAGATTTTTAAATTTATAGATGAAGACACGAGTACTGGAAGTACAACTAGTAGTTCCGAAACCGAAATTGGCGAAGTAACAGTTCCGGCAAACGCTATTAGTAATGGTATTCTTATCTTGGCTCATTGCCGTATCGATAATGGTCATGAAGATTCTATCAATACTATCCGTATCAGGGTTGGGGAGAGTGCTACGGCTACGAGTAACGCTTTGGTGGAGACTAGCACTCACCAAATAGCTCAAAGCAATGCTGGCAACAATGATGATTCTCAAGTATCGACTCAGCATCATGTGACTATACATGCTTGGTATACGGGAGCTACATTTACGAATGAGAACTTCGTGCATGTTACTGGTCAGCAGAGTGGCAGTACTGGTGGCGGAGCATTTATTACATTGACTTGTGATAGGATCACGGTGTTTGGTTTTTAAAATGTTTAGATGGTGGCGTAGGTTTTTTAGAAGTCTTTTGTGGTGTGACGCTTCTAAAGTGTTGACCGAGGGAGATCTCGAGGATAAACCTACGCAGAGGGATAAGCCTAGTCCTAGTAGCCATTTTCCTAGGGATGAGCTTCTGCGTAAGAAGAAGCGTCAGTGGCCTCGGAGGGATGGTTATTGGATTACTCTTGTTGCTAATACGAACTCCATGGAGCCCGTGATTGATGATAATTCGGTGGTGGTGTGTGAGGATTTGCGCACTGTCAAGGGTAAGGAGTTCTTGGAAGAGTGGCCTTTGCAGATAGGCGATGTGTGTGTGTATGTGGGAGATCAGAAGTTGTGGGGTGGTAGGCCTTGGATCATTCATCAAATCTATCAGATCAAGACAGATGCTTATGGGGATAAGAGTTACAAGTTTAGGGGTGTGAACAATTTCGGTGTCGATCCAGGATGGGTGTGGGAAGAGAACATCATTTTAAGAGCTTTCGAGTTTTGTAGCGCTAGGCATTTGAGGGAGGGCGACTGATGGATTGGCCTTGTTGTCTTACGTGTTCATTTATGTTAAGTAGAAAGTGTAGGTCTAAGGATGCTCCGAGATGGGTTGATCAGGAACCTCTGGAGGGTGACTAGGGTGGTGAAGAGGCAGAACGGGACAGATATAGTGGTGGCGGTTCTTAAGACCGAGATGGGCCATCTTAAAGAGATGCATTCCAGTAATGCTAAGAAGATGGATAAGATCTTTGCGGAGTTTAAGAAGAGCGTGGGCAATGCGCATAAGCGTTTGGATGACCATATCGTTGATGCTCCTAAGGTTATGGATGCTAAGGATCAAGAGGTTAGAGGTTTTGTGTGGAAATTGGTGACTGTTTCCCTCACGATTATCGGGATCGGGACTGGGCTTGTTGCTTATTTCGTGTAATGAAGAGGTGATGATGTATGGCTAAAAAGAAATATATTGATACCAAAAAGTTTTATGAGAGTAAGACTTTGTGGTTTAACGCCCTGATGACTGTGTTGTTGTTGGCGGAGCTTTTGAGGGAGTTGCCTTGGGTGAGTCCTGAGATGTTGACTGTGCTTATCGGAGCTGGGAATGTCGTTTTGAGAGTGTGGTTCACTAAGAAAGCAGTGGAATAATCATTTAAAGTAATTTATTTTATTATTTATTTATAAATCATTAGTAGTTTATTATAAATCATTAGTAGTTTATTTTTCTATAATAGTTTCATGTGGAAACAAGTGGAACTTTTAAGACCCCCTTGTTTCCTGTGGAACTCTAGAAAAAGATTTTGTATGTTGTTTCTTTCTTTTTCTTTCTTAACTTTTATATACTTCCCCTTCCCAATCTACTTCAAACCAACTTTTCACCGTTAAAAATTTTTAGACACCCATCACATAGGTGGGTGTTTGTTTCTATCGGAAGTGAAGGGGTCTCCCCTGGTAGGGTTCGTTGGTTTTCCTTTCACTTCCGCGTCATCTCTGGTACTAGCCCAATCGTGCTTGTCACCGAGGCTCCGCTTTGTCCAGCGTGGCAGCGCTACCCGTATTGGCTCTGCTCGTTTCTCGTCATTACTTATATTTAGTTGCGGTATGGCCATGCCCCTTTGGGGTTCCTCGTCACGTTGTGGGTTTTTTATTGAGTTAGTCATCATATATTTGCGATAGGTTTATAACCAAGAATGAGATTCTTCTTCTTGGTTATTTCTACGATATTTCCTCGTAGATCTACCTCCTTTGCTGGGGGTAATTCCCCGGCATTTATATTTCTTTCTTATCACTGGGTATATGTTTTATATGTTTTTCTGGGTTGTATATGTTTTATTATAGAAAGGTTTAAATAGATTCATTACTATTACTATTACTATGGCGAAATGCACATTCCAACCCTGCGGATACAAATGGAAAAATAGGACAGAAAACCCAGTCTCTTGCCCAAAATGCAAAAGGCGATTTGACTATGACAAAGCTTAAACCAACAGGTGCTGATAAAAGAAGAGTTGAAATCATTGCAAAGAAAGAACAAACAAGGTTAGATGAGTACACGGAGGTTGATCGAAATGGAAATAATAGTAAAAAGAGAGGACAGTTTTTGGAACAATAGTACTAAGAAATTCTCAGAAACAACGTGCAACAGTTGCAAATCCACAGATGTGGAAGACAGCACTATGCCTGAAGATGGGGAGCTTTTCCCAATAAAACACTGCCGGCCCTGCGGGAACTGGTGGGGAGCCGATTAGAATGATAAAAAACATATTTGAAATAATAAAAAAACAAGAAGAAAAAGAGAGGGTCATCAAGTTTGATCAGTTTCTAAATAATACTGGGAGTTGGGAGGATAGCTTTTTTGATTCAAGCACTAGAGAAAACTGCATCCTCATAAGGAGTGACTACAAATATAAATATTATTTGCTCTTTAATGATGATACAGCCAATATTGAGGGCGTAGAACTAAAGAGGGTGAAAATATGACCGAGACAAGAATCACTGCAGGAACTATTAGGGCATGGGCTAAAGAAGTCAAACCTTTCAAGACAGGCGACAAGGGAGTTAGGGGTTGCAGGATAGGTGACGAATGGCACAACTTCCTAGCAAGTATTGATGACTTAGAAACACTCCCAGAAACATTCCTAGTAGGGGAGGACATCACCTTTATGGAGACACAAAACAAGACAGGGTACTGGAATGCAGACATCACAACCATCAAGAAAGAAGAAGACACTTCTCTACCCCCACAGAGTTCGGAACCCGCAAAAGATACTGGTGCTGGTGGAGGTAGAGGTGGCCCCGGAAATTTTCCCATGGCTCAAAGCATTGGCGAAAGAAACGGGGAACGTCAAAAAGACATCAAAATCCAGTGCTGCTTCAAAGGAGCCATAGATGTAGTCAAGCTTGCGCATGAAAAGATAGAGGCCATAACGGGCGAACTCACCTCAGAGATCCTCATAGGTGAAGTAAAGCAAGCAACCAAGCAACTCTACAAAGCCCTACAAGAAGCAAAAGAAGAACTACAGGAGGAAAACAAATGGTAAACGGAAACGACATAATCGAACATATGCAATCATGCCAGGAATGCCACAAACTAGAAGAAAAAAAATACCAGATAGATAGTGAACAATTAGACTGCTACAACAACACACAGGTTTCAAAAGCGGAAGCCCTAGGGGAATAAACAATGAAGAAAGTATTGATTAAGAATGGAAGAATTGCTGGATATGTGACTGAAGAGTTCCTGCAGAAAAAGTTTGAACTATACAGTTAAACAGGTGATGAAAATGCATGAGAAAGAAAGAGAAGATTTGATTGCTCGTATGAAATATAACTCTAGCGACTTCGGAGATATGGGAAGGTATATCAAGTTAGAATATGTTATTAATTTTCTTAATGATAGTACTGCAAGATTTTTGAACATGGCCAAAACAGGGGTGAAGAGTATGAAATGCGAGTATTGCGGTGTGGAAGTTTGGGAACGTTATATAGATGGTGTCAAAGTTAGAGTGGTGAAAAATAAGACTGCTATAAAAATCTGGATTAACCATAATTGTAATGATGTACAAAGATCACACTAGATATGGATTGAGAACAAGGGGGTGCGTCTATGTTGGAAGAACGAAGGAAATGCGTTAAATGTAAAGACTATATGCCAATGATCATGCATTGCGGTGAGAAAACCTTACCAGAGGCGTACTAGATGACATGGAAGTTTGTTGGCTTTTTTATTTTTATCATGGTTGTCATCTGCATGCTTATCATAATTATTAGTGTAGCAAGCGATATTAAAGAACTTGACAAGCAACAATTAGAAGAGATAAGAGATCTGGAAGAGTCACCAACCATGATAGAATTAGTTGTTAAAACAGGAGAGATAGAAAGAATTACCAATTCTCTAAACCAAAAAGTGAACACCCTTATCTTATCTAGAAAGGAAAGCTTGGAGAGTTGTAGAGAAAGAGTGTTGGAAGCTGAAAAGAGGGGGATCTTATTTAAATTAGAAATGAATACTACTCTTAATAATTGAGACAACGTTGCAAATAGATGTCCTACTCCGTGAGGGTGGGAGGGTGCTCAACGCCTTCAATCATCTATGCAAGAACCTTGTCCAAAAAAAACTGAGGTGTTATAGAAAATGGAAGGAACAGTAAAATTTTTTAACGAGATCAAAGGCTTCGGATTCATCTCCGGAAGCGACGAACAAGACTATTTCGTGCACAAAAGCAATCTCTTACCTGGCGTAAGGCTTACCGATGGCGCAGAAGTCATATTCGACCCTGTGGAAGGGGATAGGGGGATGAAGGCTACGAACGTGAGCCTCGTCTAAAAAAAAATATGGTGGTCATGCTCAAGCTAAAAGGGTATAAGATCCAGAATCGTTGTCAGCGCACCAGTTGTGGCAAAACATTTAGTTACCATGGAAAATCTGGCAGTCTCAAACATTATTGCCCTAGCTGCGAAAAAGATCTCTACACTGCAAGTAGGCTAAAGACGATGAGGACGCAACCGTGAGGGTTTTCATGAAAGACAAAGACGGCGTAATCATGCCTAGAACTATCAGTCCTAAAAACTTTGATGGTAGAAGAATGAAACTAAAAAGGAATGATTGGTGGATTAGACGATTACCTGTTTGCAAGAGTTGCGGAAAGGGAAGATACAGCCACACCAAGCTCACAGGAAGACTCTGTTGCAAGAAATGTAACTACATGCCTGCTGGGGAGTAAATACGAAAGTTTAATATAAATTGGCTCATTACTTTGTATAAACTTCCGCCATGACCAAATACAGGAAAAAAAGAAATCCCAGGATAAGACGATGCAAAATACTCCTATCCATAGCGTGCAAACCCCTCTTCCACACCGAGAAAAAAAGGCCTCATAGCTGCGAAGAATGCAAAAAAGAACTAAGCAATAAAGGACTCAATATAGAGAATTATCTAAAAAAACGGGAGGAATACAAATGAAAAAAGAAGATTTACCTAAAGAAAAAATTGAATGGATTAGTAAAGACAAAGCAAGAATGACCATCGAGAAAGAGATCTCTATAGATGATGGAACAACCAAAGGAGTAAAGAAAGAACACACGGTTGTCGAAACCATGGCGGAAGAAATAATTCAAGGCTTGGAATTGATGAAAACCAGACTGGAAAAAAACACGGAAAAAAAGGGATCATTGGAAAAACAGAGAGAAAGCAAGGGTAAGAAACCTCTTAGGACGCCAGAAATGGTCAAGCTTGAGAAAAACTTCCAAGCATTACAGAAGATTGCGGAAATAGGAAAGATCGAACAACAACTCAAAAGCCTAGAAACCCAGATCGAGTGGGACACAGAGCTTATCAAAAGAAGACAAGAACTGTTAGATCAAAGACCCAAAGAGTAATCGCTATAAAGAGGTGAAATGATGCAAAAGGAACCAGACCCCTACCCTGAACTTAGCGAACTCGAAGCAGTACTCATCAGCGAATTCGCCACCAAAGGAAGACTCCACATCGCCCTCGCAAAAAGCCTCCTCACACCAACAGGAGGAGTCCACTACAGCAACATGCCCAAATACTTAGTGCACAAAGCCAAAGCGCAAGTCTACGTAGAAATCGTAAAATACGTCAAAAGATACGCACAAAATAGAGGGATGAAAATACCCTGATGGCACATACTATTTGTAAACGGCACGGAACCTTAGAATTCAAAGCGAAAAACAAACCGAGAAGTAAAGGTTGCCACGCCTGTATGAAAACCAAACCGGGCCCGAATGACAACTTACCTTGGGAGAAAAGATGTGTTATGAAATTCAGAAAAAAGAAGAAATGAAATGTGATAAATGAGGGGAGGTTTTTTACTCTATAACCAAAGAAGGGAAGAAAGCTCTTGAAGAACTATAGTGCATGTAGGCGTAGGTTGAGGTGGAAAAATGAAATATAAATTTAAATGTACTATATTATACGTTTCAGTTGGGAATCCAAAATATTTGAAAGTTTTTTTGGTTCCTTTTATAGGTTCAACATCAGTTGAGATCCAATTAAATGATAGTAAAATATTGAATTATAAATATAATAAAATCACTCTTGATGATATGAAGTTTATTTGTGAACAAATAGCAGGAGAATATTTAGAGTGAGTACGACTAACATTGGGTGAATGATAGGAGGAACTAATAATGAGTCTTAAAGATGAAGTTATGAAAATGATTGAAGAAGCAATACTGATGAAGGATTTCATAAAAGTTACAGATCAAACAAAAGAGTTTGAATTATATCGTTCAGCAATGATAGAACATATCGAAGTTTGTATAGAACACAATATAGATAGAGAATTACAAGAGTGTATATGCGTAACAACCAAGTAAACGAAGGATAGGAGGTAACAATGGAATCAGATTTAAAATACAAGGAAGAAGAAAGTTACGGGGTGTTAACATTAGATCCAAGTACTGAAGCAGAATATTATGCTTTAAGACATTGGTTAGATCACGCAAGAAATTGTGGTTTACCAATGCACATGATTGAATTGAAAAAGCCGAGTTGGTTAAAGAATAAGTAGCATGCGTACAACCAATATGAACGAATGATATGGGTGAAAATGATAAAGCTAAAATGAAAGTATTGAATCTATATGCGGGGATAGGAGGCAACCGTAAGCTTTGGCCTAAATGGTGCGAAGTGACGGCTGTTGAAAATGATCCAGTTATTGCTCAAGTCTATCAAGACAATTTCCCAGATGACAAAGTTATAATCGGTGATGCTCATCAATACTTGTTAGATCACTATAAAGAATTTGACTTCATCTGGAGCAGTCCACCTTGCCAAAGCCACAGCAGTTTTAGACACAACATTTGCGTAAGGTATAGGGGAACTAAGCCTGTATATCCAGATATGAAACTTTATCAAGAGATATTATTCCTTAAACACCATTTTGAGGGTAAATGGGTAGTGGAGAATGTTAAACCATATTATAAATCTTTAATTGAAGGGAAGCTTATTCAACGCCACATGTTTTGGAGTAACTTCGAAATTGAAGATGTAGTTGATTTTAGTGGTGATAAGATAAGGACAGCTCAAATACCGCAACTTCAAGAACTTCATGGTTTTGACTTATCAAAATATAAAATAAAGAACAAAAGACAAGTACTAAGAAATTGTGTGTTCCCACCGTTAGGATTATATGTGTTTGAATGTGCTTAACGTAATTTAAAACGAAGATGAAACATTTTAAAGATGGAGACCAGCTTTGCGTGACTAGAGATGATTTCATCAATTTACAGGAAAGCCCAGCCATATTTTTCGATTTAGAAAGCACTACAGCTAAAACGATAATGTCAGAAGGTTTTACTATGCTACATTTAGAAGACTTAAAAGAAATTACTAAGAATTTAACTTTATGAACGAATAATAGGAGGTAAAGAATGATAAAGATAATATGTGAAGGGATCCCAATAGGGTTTTTTAGTAGTAAAGAAGATGCACAAGAAGCATTAAAATATATCAAATCAGGATTCATCAAAGAAGAATGAGTGTACGTGCAACGTAGTTTTAAACGCACAATAGAGGTGAAAAAATGGAAGGTAAAAAAATGGATAAAGAAAGTCTTACTGTTGTAATAGATGAAACCAAATTATGGATAATGCGTAATTACATTAGTACTAATAAAGTTCCGACAAAAAAAGATTTATTGTTCATTTATGAATTGTTAAATCGCTGTAAGAATGAAATAGTGTGAGTACAACCAATATGAACGAATGATAGAGGTAAATAAAAATGGAAAAGAAAATTGAAGAATCTGGAAAACCAGTTGAAAAAATAGATTGTGAAGTGCATGGAAGATGTTCAAGTATGGAGTTTAGTGTAGATGAAGAAGTGATAGGGAGATATTGTTTTCGTTGTTATAATGATTTCCTATCTAAAAATTTAAAGAACCATGTTGGAGGTAAAGATGAGGAAATATTAAAAATAAAAGAGATACTTGATGATTTTGAGAAGGAAGTTTATAGAGTTGATAAACAACCTATAACAAAAAAGACTTGTATAGATTATATCACTTTGTTAAGAGAGTTAGAATTATGACGTGAGTACAACCAATAATTAACGAACAATAGGAAGTAAAATGATAAATCCAGAAAGGCCAGAAAAAGAAAAACTGTACAGGTTCAGCGAACTACTAGACCGAGGCATAACGTACAACACCAGAGTAGAATACTTCATCTTCCAACGAGGAAATGAGAGGTTCCTTATGGAGAAGAAGATGGAGGGGATGTATGAGATGCTTGAGACTATTATTGTGGATGAGAATGATCAACAAAGCATAATATTATAGATTTATATAACAACATTTATATAGTATTATAGTTTACTTGATTTATGGTAAAAACGATAGCGATAAGCGACAAACACTGGAAAAAACTCAAACTAGCAGCAATACAAAAAGAACAAACTATCAAAAAAATAATAGAGGAATATGCGGAGGTTATAGAAAAATAATTACCATGAGAATCATAGACCAAGCCAAAACGTACATCACAGAATACGCAGTCTACTACACTGATCGCATCGCGGAAAAGAACAAAGAATACAAAGCACTCACCACCGCAAACCCAGGCTTTCCCCACGGCATATCGGTAGATGACTGCAAGAGGGCAGTAGAACTAGACCGAGAAATAACAGGGCTCGAAGGCAGGAGGATAGGAGCAAGTCACTTTCTCGAATTCATAATCAACGCAGATGAAGCCATGATCGAAAGAGGCAGACAAGACATGCACATCCCTGCTCCTTATGCAGATCCTTTCCAACCAGGAGACGGCGGTGGGGGGAATGCAGCTTGAAATGGGTGCACGGTCTAGCCTTAGCCGCTTTCCTTACGGCATGCGCTTCTCCACAATCCAAACCTACAGGGGTGAGCAGGATGGATGTATCGTTTAAAGTAAGCAAGTTTGATGACGAAGCACTTCTAGAAGTACTAACAGAACTCAACAAGGTACCTAGGTGGTATCGGAAAGTCGTTGATGATTACGAAGGCAAAATGGTCTTGGCCGAAGGTAGCCTAGTAGATTACGTGGAGTTTGCCGATAACGCTGGCGTATTCCACCCTACCGCAGGCCTGTGGGATAACATCCCTGGGGCTTACGACAAGACTACCAAGCAGGCGTTCATCATCGTAGGACGACAAGGAGGTAGTGGAAGTTTACCGCTTCACGAATACGGCCACCTACTAGATGATGCTCTTGGCACTCCTAGCAGAGATATGGATTTCAGGGCTATCTTTTCGGTATGTAGAATAAGGGAGCGTTACGGCCGTCCAGTCATGAGGGACCATGCCAGACTGGACATGGATGCGGAAGAGTTCTGGGCTGATAGCTTTACGGATTACCACAGAGGTGTGGAAAGCCGGGCGGAGTTACTGGATTATTTTCCTGAAAGCTTCCACTACTTTAGCAGGTTAGAGAAGCAGGTGCGGAGCAGTGAAGGTGTGGGAAGATGAGACTGAAAATATGTTGTAAAGAATTAGAAGAAAACATTTGTGCTTTCAAATTCCGCTATAGTATTACTCAAGGAGAAACAGATGATATAGAAATCTCGACTTATGAAGATCATTACTATCGTTTAGAATATGTAAAATTTTGCCCTTTTTGTGGGAAAAAACTTGAGGTTTAAGAAGATGAGAGAGATAAAATTCAGAGCATGGGATAAACGTAAAAAGAAACTAATCTATTTTGATGAATTAGAAATAGCAGATACGGGAGGTTTCTGGAAGGGGGATCGTGAAATATGGAAAGTTTCAATGACTGCGGGTATTGGAAAATGTAAAGGTTCAGGTTATTGGCATAGTGATTTAGCTGAAGAAGTCAAAAGAGAAGATATATGCTTAATGCAGTTTACTGGTCTCCAAGATAAGAACGGGCGAGACATCTACAAAGGAGACATTGTTAAAGTAGAATCTTGGGATATGGTTGGTAAAAATCCATTTGCCGAAATCATTTGGGAACCTGATTATAAAGTTGAACATGATCTTTACGGGCATTATTCTATGTGTAGTACCCATTTAATTAGGGGGAGAAATGTTTCTGTAATGTTAAGAGAAGCTTTGGACATTTTAAACATAGAAGTTATTGGCAATATTTACGAAAACTCAGAACTACTAGAGGAAAAGAAATGAAACTGAAAACAATGAAACCAATAATAATAAGTCCATCACAAATCTTTGGAGTATTATTATGGCTGAGATTAGCACAATTACACAACTATGATGGTTTTACTGGATGGCATCTTCATGATTATTTCTATTTATTGATGTCGTTGCTATTTATCGTATTGCCTTATTTTTGGTGGGGCAAAAACAAATGAAGAGGGAAGATGTGGATGGCGTGGTTTCTGGTAGGAGTTATAGTTTAGATACCCTTTTAGGGAAGGGTTTCATATTGCAAGTAGGTATAAAAGCGGAAGAGGGTGTCTTGTTCGTGAAAGATAATAAGGAAGTGGAAGCCTATCTTGTTCATGAGGGCAAGCAGTTTTATGAGGTGTTGGGCGTGTACGTGAACCGACCTGAAGAAGTTAAAAAGAGGATTCTTTGGCGCAGTTCGTATCGTGAGGGGGATTTGAATGAAGAAGAAGGATAAGATCAATATACGTATTGGTAAAGTGAGGCCTGGTGACAAGTTATTCATTGATGATGTTATTGATGCTTCTGATGTGATGGTGATGGGTTTGCAAATGGAGATCGCTGATAATCATCCTATCATGTTCAGACAGATGTTGACGAGGGAGCATGACAGGGTTTACCGTTTGGGTGATTACGGGCCTAAGGAATACATTGTGAAAGCTGCTATGGAGAACTTTTATGGAGTAAAAAAGTAGGATGAGTCAAAAACATATAATGATAGTAATAGCAATCATTGTCATAATACTTATGATCCGCACCTGGAACGAATGGCACGAATGCTTCAAACTAATTCAAGAAACGAAATACTGCCTATGGGAGGCTATCAGATGAAAATAGGATATAGAAAGACAAAAGAATTACTAAATTATGATAACCACTCATTAAATTATACGCAATCAGAAAGATAAAAGAAAATGGCAAACGAACAAAACCTAGCACCAAAATTCCAACCGGGAAAACGAGCCCGAGAGATGGGTAGAAAAGGCGGAAAAGTGAAAAGTATCAAAAAAACAAAAGCAAGCAGACTAAGCGGAAAGATAAGAAGCCTCAAAAGAAAAGGAGAACTAGGAGACCAAGAAGCAAAAGAACTAGCAGAAACCCTAAGCGACCCATCACTAAGCTCCCTAGAACTAAAAATCTACCTCAAAAAGATCCAGAAAATAGTGGACGACTGGGACCAACCATTCCTGATGCTTAAACTAGTAGATCACATGATGAAATGGCACAAACTTCACCATGGAGAAAGAACAGATGCAAACATGAGCCAAGTACAAGCAATCCAAATCATTATAAACGATGAAAGGAATAAGTACCCAGTTATAGATCCTGAATCATGATGATTGATCCGCCAAAACGCATAATTTTCAATGCAGCGAACGAGCAACAAGCCAGATTCCTCTACAGCCGAAAAAGGTACCTGATGCTTTCTGGTGCCGTGGCTGCAGGAAAAAGCCTCATTGGGTGCTATAAAGGATTTCTTCTTAACTACAATTATCCGGGTAATAGGGGCTTGATCTGTAGAAAAGAGGGGGTTAGTCTTAAGGGGAGCACGGTCAAGACCTTGCTTGAGCAGGTCATCCCTCCAGAGATCATTGTTTCTTATAACCAGATGGTGGGGGAGCTTTGGCATAAGACGAGGATTCCTGGTAAGAATAGCTGCATCGTTTTCTCAGGTCTTGATAAGAAAATGGGGCAGAGCTACCCTACCAAGATTGGGAGTACGGAGTTTGGTTGGATATTCGTTGATGAGGGTGTGGAGATTGATGAGGGGGATTGGATGATGCTCTCGACACGGCTTAGATACAAGCTTTTGGGCTATACCGATTCGCAGAACAGTCTTATTCCTAGGCAGATGTTTACGGCTACTAACCCGGACACGCCACATCATTGGTTGTATAAGTTCTTTTTTGGAAAGAAACAAGAAGGCAGAGAGGTTTTCCTAACCACTCCTTATGATAATCCTTACCTGCCTGCGGAATATCTTAAAGCTTTGGAGGAGAACCTTACCGGAATCGCAAGAGAAAGACTACTCTTAGGTAAGTGGGTCATAGCAGAAGGCCTGGTCTACAGCAGTTTCGACCCGAAGAAGCACGTATTCAAGGATGGGTTCCTGGATTACAAGGATTATAAAGAACTCATAATAGGAGCGGATGCTAACTATCCCATCCCTAGAGCGGCGGTTCTTATAGGTATCAAAGGGGATGGTTCAATAGACGTTTTGGAAGAGTTCTACAGGGCCGGAAGCCACGTTGAGGAACTAGGGGAATGGGCGGGAAACATTTATAAAGAGAAAGATGTTATCCCTGTGATATATCATGATCCGTCAGACCCAGAAGCTATAAACAAACTAAGACAAGTAGAGGGTGTTGTTTGTAAGAAGGCAGATAATACCGTGCTTGGTGGTATTAGTGAAGTATCAAGACATTTTGATAGCGATAAATTATTGATACGGATAGATTCCCGATGTGTTAACTTGATCAAGGAGCTTCACTCTTATAGGTGGGAGCAGGGCAAGGTTGGTGGTAAGCCTAAGAAGGTTGATGATCATTGCGTTGATGGTTTGAGGTATGCGCTTTATAGTCATAAGAAGAATATGGATTTTTCCTTACTGGAAGATAAAGAAGGAGTGTTTTTTTGAATAAGAGGTGATTTAGAATGGGAAAAGAAAATGGGGGCTTTCTGCTCTTTGTAAGTGTTATTACTTTGTTTAGTTTAGTGGTAAGTGCGGTTATGGGTTTTGCATTGAGTTTCTTTATTTTGAAAGAATTAAATGCTAGTAGTGGCTTGTGGACTCTTTTCTGGATTTATATAGTTGTTGCGGGTTTGAGTATTTTTACGAATGGAGTAATTGAAGTAGTCAGGGGCTGGTTGAAAGAAGATTAAAGGGGTGTTTTTTTAAATGTCATATAAAGAAAGATTAAGGGAATTCAAATCCATGATAGGATGGTTCCATGAAGAAATGAAAAGCAACTCGGTTACGGATTTAGTAGTCTGGGTGGATTGCAAATTGGAAGTGGAACACGCAAAGGAAAAAGAAATGAGAACAAAGAGTGGGTGAGTCCTGAAATGAAAGAAATAAAAATTGGTAAAGTAGATATTAGCAATCTCAGAAAACTAGCACAGTATCTGGATTTTATAATTATCTTGGAGGCTAATCTTCTTCAGCCAGAATTGTTAATTATAAGCGTTGATTTATTCGAGGCTCACTTAGCAAACATTAATGATTTTAACAGGATACAAGTTCAAAGAGATGAAAGCAAAGGGAATTTAATCATAGAGGGAGGATATAAGTGCAAAGTTAAATGGCCAGAGGAATGTAAAGAATGCGGTGTTGTAAAACACTTTTAAAGAGGGGGTTTTTTTGAAATGGATAAAATAACTAAGAAATATGTTTTGGAAGCTTCGTTTTGGATTATTTTATTATGTACATTTTTAACTGTATTCATAGCTAAGATTCTTTCTTGGGGGTTCAAATGTTAAAGATTATGTCTAAGAGGAAGTTAGAAAAGATGATGTTAATGATAGGGGCAACAGCCTTGTTTGTTTGGCTTTGGGCACTGTTATCAATATTTATAATGTGGTTAATGGGGGCACGCTGGTAAAATGAAGCCAGCGCACATCGTCAGAAGTAAGATAAGAGTCCTGCAATTGAAGTATAACGAACTGCAACGAGCAGGGATCATTGCGAAAGCCGAGTTGGTCAAGGCAGAAATGGACGCTCTTGGTTGGGTGCTACAATGAAAGATAAAATAGAAGCTTTAATTGAATATACCAGGGGTAAATATTGTGAGTGTATTGAGGGGGGTAATATAGAACTTTGTGATTGTTGCAATAGGCTAAAAACATTCATAAAATGGGTTGGTAAAGGTGATTGGGACATCCATGAATTTGTTGATTTAGTTAAAATGGTTCCTAGACTTAAAAGATTAGTGGACGATCAAAATGAGATGGGTTTGTTGTTAGAGAAGATAAGGAAACTACACTGCGTCTGCCATGAAGATAAAAAGAATGTTCATATACATCAAACTTTTCAAGGGCAATTTTATTTATTTCAAGGAGATATATGTTTTAATTGCGAGAAGCTAGACGAACTCTTAGAGGAAGAAACATGAACAAATGCAAAGGCTTTAATGGATGGTTATTTGGTCACGTTTTTGACTATTTTAATCAAAGAGTTAGAGATTACGAATCCCTCACCGAAATAGATGATACAATGAGGGGTCGTTTTGGAATAACAAAAACAAGAGTAGATAAAGAATTTTATCCAATTTGCAAAAGGTGTGGGGTAGAATGATTATAAAATCTATATTCCTATCTCTAATAACAGCCGGTTTTTGTTTATTGATAATGATAATCCTATACAAAATAGAAATTTTACATGATGATGTTAAAGAAATAAAAAAACTCTTGAAGAGGAACAAATGAATCAGGCGCAACACGTACTCCTAAACATCCTAATGTTCATTACGGGGTTCATAGTGGGGAAGTTGCTTACAGCTTATTTATTGATCAACAAAAAGGCTAGGAGGAAAGAATGAAAAAACACAAATTCGAATTGGAAATACCCAACATGTTGAACTCTGCAATAGTGATTACGTGGTTAGCTATAGCAATATTAAGCACTTTTTCATGGGATTCTAGAAGCGTGATCATATGGCTGGCTTTTGTATCCATGTGTTCACTAATATGGGGGAATAAATGATGAAAACAAGAAACATGACATTCATGGAAGCAGTCCAAGCAATGAGGCAAGACAAGAAAGTAAGAAGAGCTATTTGGGCACCTTCAGGTCATTTCTTAAAAGTCTTTGATGAAATAAGAACAGAAAATAATGACCCTGTCAACATGTTTCTTTCTACAATAATAGATGCTATCGATTGGGAGATCGTGGAAGAGAAGAAAACTTTGAGTGATAAGATAGTACATCAAGATATCAGAAAATTTGAAGAGATGTATGAAAATGGAAAATTGATTTATGAAAATCGGACAATAACTCAATATGTCATTTTTAGTGATAATGTCAAAGAAGCATTGAAAAAAGTAATTGTAAATCTAGGATTGTATGATATGGTTAAAGCAAAAGATATAATTAAACATATCAAAGAGATCTTCGGGGAGGAATTAACAAAATGAAAGGATTTATAGAAATAAAAGCACTAGACAAAATAGACTTAAAAACGGAGTTCGATGTCAGCATCAAAGCAGAAGCCATAACTTACGTTTCCGAAAACTGGAGAGATGTGCCTAAAAAAGAAGGAGAAATGGGTGGAGGAATTAAAACGTTCAAGTTTAGAGAAATAGGACTGCCAGGAAGCGCATTCTTCCTCACCAAGCTCGGCAAAAAGTTCATAGAAGAAAAAGTAGAAGAAGCATTAGATCAATAAGGGGCATATATGAAAAAAGCAAAACCAACCCACACCATATGTTCATCAGAGAAAGAAGTTCAAGTAATAGAAAAAACAAGACGGATCAAAATTTCGGCAAATGATGTAGATATAGAAATAAGTTCAATGCATGATAAAGATACTCTTTATCATATTTATAATTTAATTAAGATGGCACATAATGATTTCAAATCTAAGAAACAAAAACAAGGTTATATAAGATAAGTAAAGTAACTGATATAAATAACTAAACCAGACAAACACTCATGGCCGTGGTACGCAGAACCATTATTCCCTTTAAATAATTGTTTCTGGGGGGGGATCAAACCCCCCTACGGTCAACCCACTCAGCCATTAATAAAGAGGTGAAATTATGAAAGTAATATTAAAAAAAGAATATGAAATAAATACTCAAAAACCAATAGAAGAAATACAAGAACAAGTAACAAATAAATTAAAAGAATTAGAAAAAACATTTTTAATAGAATCTTATGGAGTTCATCAAAGAGGAGTATTAACAATAATTGGTTACCAGAAAAATTAAACCCCCCCCATGACAGGATATACATGTATGGAATGTGGATTGATGGTCACAGAAGTCCCAGAACCTCAAGAAACAAGATGCCCATACAACCCCTACAGGCACGTATTCCTAGAAACTAATATAAATAAAAAACCCCACACCTGACTAAGATGGCTAAATGGAAATTTCTAGAAAAAGCTGACAAGTTCTTAAGGCCAACGCTTTACGAAACAAAAAAGCAACTCAAGATAGCCATGGATGGCCTACTCAGACCTTTTGGCGGCTCGAGCAGGCATGGTAGTGGCTATTCAGGAACCGTTTTCGCTTACCCTATCTTCCCTTTCCATCACCACATGCTTTACGATATCGCTTACAATTCCGACGCCCTTTCCGCAGTGCATAACGCTTTGAGAAGAGAGATTTTCAGAAACGGTTTCGAGTTCCTGGAAGCGAAAAACACTGACGAAGTAGGAAGCGAAGAAGAAACCCAAACCACCAACGAAGTAGACAGGAAAGAAGCCCTGGAATTCTTAGAAAACATTAACGAGAACGGCCAAAGCATCATAGATGTCCTCATGGAAATAGAAGATGACTTATCCATTAGGGATGATGGTTTCATGCTGTTCATCAACCAATACAGTTTCGACTTCGCAGGAGACATCTTATCTGAAGAAACCAAGCTCACCCAGGTCCTACGAGCCGATCCTAGATACATGGGAAAGATCATGAACAAGTATGACAGGCCAGGATACGATGACCAAAACATCCCACTCTTCGTTTGCCCTATCCACCGAAGCGACCTCCTAGAAGGCAAAGATAGATGCGATAAACACGATGAGGGTAGAGGGCTTCAAGCCCTAAAAGCCTACTTCTTCACAGACTACGGAGATAAAAGGATATTCTATGGCAAGAAAGAAATAGTGCACAGAAGCAAATACCGGCCAAGCAAGCGTTTCGGTTACAGTCCTGTCTTGACGGTTTGGCAAAAAGTGAGAACCCTCTTCAGTATGGATACTTACATGATGCAACTCTACGCTAGCCAAAGACCTCCAAAAGCCGGACTCTTCTTCAAAACGGATAACCAAGCAGGACTAAAAAAGACTTGGGATGAAGCTAAACAGAACGCTAGACTCCACCCGCACTTGCCTGTCATCATGAGCATTCCTAACACCACTAATGGAAAGAGCTTTGTAGAGTTCATAGACTTCATGAAGCCACTGGCAGAGATGCAATACACAGAAGCTAGGAACGAGATGCGCCAAGTCATAGGAAGCGTCTATGGTGTTATGCCTATATTCCAGGGGGATATGAGTCAAGGTGGCGGATTGAACAATGAAGGGCTTGAATTAACCGTTACTAATAGGGCTGTCGAATATGGCCAGGGTATTCATAATAAGTATTATCTTGCTAGATTAGTGGAAGCTATGGGCGCTAAGGGAATGCAGATACTCCTAAAACCTAACGAGGAGCAAGACGAGATGGCCAAGTTGCAAAGAGAGAATCAAAGCTTGATAAACGGCCAATTAGCTATGAGTCTTGGTCTCGAAGCGGAATTCGATGATGATTCTAAAGAAGTAATTATAAAAGGAGGAGAGCTTTCGAGTTCATCTGGGTTGGAGGGGTTCGAAGATGGCCTTGGCGGATCAAGCGACTTCTTCACAGACTCAACTATTCCTGGTTCTGGCGAACCTCCCCAACCCAATCTCAACCTCCAAAAAGCAGAGATGGAATCCGTTCTTAAGCAGGCTAGGAAGAGGCCGCCTTTCACCAAATTGGCATCCACCCTGCGCAAAAAGATTGATGATGCTCTGAAAGCGCTAGGCCGGAAGCCTACAGAGGATGACTTGCAAAAAGTGATTAGGGAGGTCAATCTCAATTTGCAGAAACAGATGCATGATTCTACCAACAGCCTTTTCAAGAAGAGTTATGAGAAGGAAGCGGATAAAGTATTCAAGGAACTCAAAGTCGAGGGAGCTTTTGGCGTTCGTGATGAGAACGCCCTGGTGGCTTTGCAGAACCAGTCTGTGTTGAGCGATGCTTTCTCAAATATATCTTCCGATTTGGTAGTGAAGGTTCAGGACGTGATTACTGATGCTTTCCGTGACCCTGCCGGTTTGAGCGTTGGAGCTATCACTGAGCGTATTAAGAACATTTCGGACGTGGCGGATTTCCAAGCTGAGCGCATCGCAAGGACGGAGATTGGTAAGGTTTCCTCGGCTGCTAGGAAGGTATCTTATCAGAAACAAGAGGGTTTTGATACGTTCAAGTTTCGTTGGATTGGCCCTAACGATTTTAGAACTACTGATACTTCTAAGCGTATCAAATCAAGAACGAAAAGTGGTGTTAGCTATGCGGAACTTGTTAAGATAGTTGAGGAAGAAAGTGCTAAAGATTTTCCTGATTGGACGGTTAATAAGGATGCGCCTCAGAGTCATTGGAATAGTCGTCACATATTTTTGAAATTGTCTTCCTAGATCCTTGCCATGGTTTATTTCTTGGTTAACCACCCTACAAAGTACGTTGTGGCTTGGAGGGAAAAAGTCAGGAAACTGATATAAATAAACAATCTCTCTTATAACTACATGGCTGAAGAAAACAAGAAAGCAGTAGACACGATTCTTAAAGCAGTAGATAAAGAAATGGACAAGATAGCCGACAGAGTCTTTGAACTCAGCCAGACAAACCTTGTGCGTGATGAAAAGATAGATACTGCCACCCTTCTAAAAACCGCCAACGTCAATAGGGACTTTCTCGATAAAGAAGTAGTCTACCCAGCCAGCTACGCCTCTTTTGTAGAGTTTGGAAGAAGTGCTGGAACCATGCCACCAATAGCCCCACTACTGAAATGGGTCAAAAGAAAGCTAGGAATAGCCGATGAAAAACAAGCAAGAAGCATAGCCTTCGCCATAGCACTCTCGATCAAACGCAGAGGCATAGCTGCCTCACCATACTTGCGGCCAGCCATAGAGCAAACGGCAGCGGAGATGAAATTATGAAAGAAATCGTTTTTACAGGTCAAGAAATACTTTCCGTATCCAAACAAGATAAAGAAGACAATCTTAAGACTTCTGAGATTATAAAGATATTTGAGAACAGCACAGACTTGGAAAAGATAAAAGAAGCTGTTCGGAAGGCAGAAGAAAGAATGGTCGTTACCTGGGCTAGTGTTGAGATGAAAGATAATGCTGGAGAATTGATCCCTATGGCCGATTTGATAAAGCAACAGAAGATATTACTAGAAAGAAATGGCCCCATAACGGATACCCATACTAACAAGGTTCATGGTCAAACACTTGCTTTTAAAGTAATGGAGAACCAGCATAGCAAAAGTTTAGGAGTTCTGCACTTGGATAAGATGTTTGCTCATGATGTAAGAGATGATAAATTGTGGGGCGAGATCAAGAGCGGTGAAAGGGCTGGGAGTAGTGTGGGGGGTTTCAATACATCTGTTTCTTTCGGAAGAGATAAAGTTACAGGGGAAAGTGTGAAAGTTTTAGAAGGGTTTCACCATAGGGAAACAGCAAGCGTGAGAAATCCTTGCAATCCTTTATCTCTTAATGAAGCTTTTTCAGTAGTTGCGAAAAGTTACACTTCCAAAGGGCAAGATGTTGAGAAGCCTAAAATGGTAGATGATTGCGTTGATGCTTTAATGGAAGATCCTGACTTCAAACCTGAACCAGGCAGAACCAAGGAAGAAGCAGCGCATGCTGTGTGTAATGCTCGTTTTGCTGAGAAAAACAAGGGAGAACACAAAGAAGAAAACACAGAAAACGATTCTTTTGCAGGATTTGACACGTTAGGAGATTGCGTTGCGGCAAACGTAGGAGTGGAAGCAGATCCTGTGGGTTATTGCATGTCTATGAGGAATAAGGCAGTGCACAAAACCGAAAATCGGGAAACTGATATAAATAAGCTTAACCTTCAAGAAAATATAAAAAAGACTGAAGGTGATCCCATGGACTCAAATGAATTAAAAAAATCCCTTTCTGAAATGAAAGAAATCCTTAAAAGTAATTCTGCAGAAATAGCCAAACTGAAAAAGACGGTTGAAGAGAGACGAGAAGAAGAGGAAGAAAAGCGTGAAGATGCTCCAAAACCTCCAAAAGAAGAAGAAGAGGGAAAAGTACGAGACAAGAAGAAAGTCATCCAAGCAGGCGAAGAAATATTGCCAACCGAAGAAGAGGAAGAAAAGAAGAAAGAAGAAGCGGCTAGCGACATCGCAGGTGAAGAACCTGCAAGAGACCAACCCGAATCGTCTATCGAAGAACAAAGCAACCAAGAAAACACTTTCAAAGAAATGAAGAAAGAACTTGCAGACATCAAAAAGATGGTTGCCCTCAAAGCTATAACCCCTCACCCAGCAGCGGTAGCTTCTGACGTGAACAAAGCAGACGTGGCAAAAGCTACAGATCTCAGAAACCTCGGTTTAGACCTCGCAACAGGAAAAAAGACGATGACCTGGAACGATGTCCACAAAGCGGAAGAGGATTACTTTAAACTAAGTGGGAGGAGGATATAAGATGTCAACTCAATTAAGAACAATCGGACAATTATTAGAATACTATTACGGGCCTCAAAACGTGGCTAAAGTAGATGACCCTCTACTTAGGGGAACCACAGGGGTTTTCAACGCCGTTTTCGGTGCTCAAGCTTTCAGCCAGTTAAACAATGAAGCTAACGCTTTCGCTTTGCTTCCTAAACTGCCATGGGCTAAGAGCGGATGGAGA